TCGCCGAGACGGTGCGGCTCGGCATGACGAACGGGGTCTATATCCAGCCCCTGATCGTCATGCACGACGCCCTGGTGCAGCAGATCCGCGACGACCTGTTTGCCCTGGTGCACCGCTACCCGGACGACACCGACGTCATCTGGGCCGACAGTGACCTGTCCTGGAACCCGGCCCATGCGCTCCAACTCGTCGCCCACAACGTCGACGTGGTCGGCGGCACCTACCGGCGCAAGGAGGACGTGGAGACCTACGTCGTCAAATGCCCGCCGGATAAGCTGGTGATCGGGCCCAACGGCCTGATTGCCGTCGATGCCCTCGGCTTCGGCTTCCTGAGGCTCTCCCGCCGCGCCATCACCTTCCTGTGGGACACCTGCGAGCCGTATGCGGGCAAGGACGGCGGCGAGCGGCGCAATGTCTTCGAGGTCAAGGTCAGCGACCGCAAGCTGATCTCCGAGGACGTGCGCGCCTGCGCGAAATTGCGTGCCGGCGGCTTCCCGGTCTATCTCGACCCGACCATTACTTGCACCCACAAGGGTGCCAAGGATTGGCGCGGCGATTTTCTGGCTTGGATGCAGGCCTTCAACACCGCGCGGGCGCAACAGGCCGCGTGAGGTCCGGGGCTGTGGATAATCCTTGACTAAAGCCCCTAGAATCGCATGGGCTATTTTTTGGGTTTAGTCGTGCAAAGCGTGGGACGGGTCGCTTCCTGCCTGCCGTGTTCTGATTAGGACCAGGAGACCCACCAGAGCGAATAAGCCCCCGAGGGCGTAGAGGATCAAGTCCGCCATGGATTATAGTTCCCTGGTTACGTCCCTTGCCACCCTGACCGCCATCGACGAGACCGACGCCAATTTCCTTTTGATGGTGCCGGACGCCATCGATTACGCCGAAGCCAGGATTTATAGGGAATTAAACCTACTTGCAACCGGGGTGCGCGACGGTACCGGCTCGCTCGCCGCCGCCTCCCGTAATTTTACCCTGCCGACCCCGTCCGGCGGCGGCACCTGGCTGGTGGTGGAATCGGCCAACGTCATCACCCCGGCCTCAACCGCCCCGGATAGCGGCACCCGCGTGCCGCTCCTGAAAACCACCCAGCAATTCATCGACCTCATCGGGGCCTCCCCGACCGGCGCCGACGTGCCATCCGCCTTTGCCATGGTCACCACCGACACCCTGATCGTCGGGCCGGTGCCGGCGGGCGCCTACCGGCTGGAAATCGTCGGCACGGTGCAACCGGCGGCGCTTTCGGCCACCAACACCACCACCATCCTGACGGATGAGTTCCCGGCCCTGTTCGAGGTGGCCTGCATGATCTTCCTGGCCGGCTACATGCAGAACTACGGCGCCCAAGCCGACGACCCCCGGCAGGCGCAGTCCTGGGAAACCCAATACCAGACGCTCAAGGCCAGCAGCGAAACCGAGGAGGCGAGAAAGCGCGTCACCGCCTTCTCCGGCCGTAGCGTGGCCGGCACGCCGAGGGCCGCCTGATGAGCATGACTTTCGCCCAGTACCTGGTGCGCCTGGCCCAGAATATCGGCCCGGTCGGCGAGGGGGTCAATTGGGCCGTCGCCGTGCCGCAGACCATCGATTACGCCGAGCAGCGCATGTACCGGGAACTTGACCTGCTGGCGACCGTCATCACCGACAATACCACCACCACCGCCAACAGCCGCAATTTCACCTTGCCGTCAGGCTCCGGCCGCTTCGTCACCGTGCAAAACATGTCGATCATCACCACCGCCTCGGACGAGCCCGAGTTGGGCACCCGGCGGGTGCTGACCCCGGCCAACCGCAAGTTCATCGACCTGCTCTACCCGAGCGACATCAGCGGCACCGGCCTGCCGGAGTTCTACGCCATGGTCACGGACCAAACGGTCATCCTCGGGCCGTCGCCGGACGACACCTACAACATCGAGGTGACCGGCACGATTAGGCCAACGCCGCTGTCGGCCTCCAACACCTCGACCGTGCTGTCGCTCTATCTGCCGGATGCCTTCCTGGCGGCCAGCATGAACTTCCTGTGCGAGTACATCACCATGAACTACCCGGGCGCCGCCGAGGTGCCGAAGGCGCAGGCATGGGAGGCGCAATACCAGGCCCTGATGCAGTCGGCGGGCCGGGAAGAGATGCGCAAGCGCTATAACGTCACGTTCTCGACCGCCGCCGTGCCGGCGCCAGCCCCCGTAGGTGCGCAATAATGTCGATGACTTATACAACCTTCGTGCAGCGGCTGGCGGTCAAGCTGGACCTGATGGGCACGGATTTTACGTTCTCCGTGCCGCTGCCGGAGATCATCGATTATGCCGAGAGCAGGATCTATCGCGACCTCAACCTGATCGCCACGGTGGTGGCGAGCGGGGCCACCGCGACGGTGGCGAGCACGCGCGAGTTCAACCTGCCGACCCCCTCCAGCCTCACCTTCCAGGCCGTCAGCGGCATCAACTTGATCACCCCGGCCTCGACCCTGCCGGCGGCCGGCACCCGCAACCCCCTCGTCAAGATGAGCCTGGCGGCGCTCAACTACATCTCGCCGTCGGCCACGACCGGGCAGCCGACCATGTATGCCATGGTCACCGACCAGCAGATCGCCTTGGGCCCGACCCCGGACAACACCTATAACGTCGAGGTGATCGGCAGCGTGCGGCCCGCCGCGCTGTCGGCGAGCAACACCACGACCTGGCTTGCCACCAACCTGCCGGACCTGTTCCTGCAGGCGGCGATGATGAATGCCGCCCAGTACCTGCCGGCCAAGAAGGCGGAGGCCCCGGCCATGCAGGCCGAGTACGGCATCCTCCTGGCCAGCGCCAACGCCGAGGAAATCCGCCGCCGCTATAACCTCGCCGTCAACACGCCGATCGGCGCCACGGCGGCCACCGCGCAGCAGGCACCCACCGGGCCGATGGGGGCCAGCATCACATGAGCCTGACCTACACCACCTGGTTCCAGCGCATCATGGAACTCTCCGGCCTCGGGGAGCAGACCATCAACTTCGCGGCCATCCTGCCGAACGTCATCGACATTGCCGAGCAGCGGCTTTATCGCGAGTTGAACCTGCTGGGCGCCGTTACCACCGATTCCTCGGCCAGCGCCACGGCCAACACCCGCCTCTTCACCCTGCCGGTCCCGGCCAGCGGGCGCTTCGTGGTGGTCAACCAGGTCAACATCGTCACCCCGGTCGGCTCCACGGTCGCGAACGGCTCGCTGGTGCCGCTGGTGCCGATGAGCGTCGATTTCATCCAGATGACCTGGCCCTCGCAGACCGCCCCGAGCGCCACCACGGTGCCGGAGTTCTTCGCCATGGTCACCGACCAGACGCTGTACTTCGGGCCCGCGCCCGGCGCCGCCTTCAACGTGCAGGTGATCGGCGAGACGCGCCCGACGCCGCTGTCGGCCTCCAACGCCACGACCTACCTCTCGCTCTACCTGCCGGACCTGTTTGTGGCCGCCTCGATGGTGGCCCTGGGCATGTACGGCAACCAGGGCGGCGTCAACAACGGCCAGGCCGCCGCCTGGGAGCAGGCCTACCAAGCCCTGAAAGCCTCCGCCGACATGGAGGAGAACCGCAAACGCTTTGCCGGGGCGTCGTGGACCTCGCAGGGCCTCTCGCCCATCGCCATGCCGCAGAGGGGATAAGGTGAACGACCTAAGCGAAGCCCCGAAGCTCTATGCCCGCCAGGGCGAGGCGGTGGTGTGCGTGCGGGCGCAACACGTCGTCTGCCACATCGCCCGGGACGTCTACGTTGGCGCCCAGCGCGGCAACATCTTTGCCGACTGGCGGCAGCCGGAGCCTGACCGCAAGCTCTCCATCCACAAGATCCGCTGCGTGCACTGCCGCGCCGCCTGGATCCGCAAGGCCAAAGGGCCGGATGGGCGGCCCTGCGTGCAGCTTCACTTCGCCGAGGGCTGGCGCTGATGAGCAGTTCGTTCACCCCGTACAAGGGCCTGGAATTGCAGGCGACCGGCGAAAACGCCGGCACCTGGGGCCAGGTGGTCAACGACGGCGTCATCTCCGTCCTCGACAACAACGTCGGCGGCGTCACCACCAAGTCGCTGACCAACGTGGACGTTACGCTTACCGATGCGGAGGCCGAGAACGCCTGCCTGCGGCTTGCCGGCGTTCTGACCGGCGACGTCACGGTCTTCAATGCCTGCCAGGGCTTCTACTACCTAGAGAACCTGACCACCGGGAATTTCGACGTCACCCTGACCAACGGCACTAACTTCGTGATCCTGCCGCAGGGCATGCGCGGCATCGTCTTCGCCGATACGGCCAACGGCATCCGCGCCTTCAGCCTATTGTCCAGCGACGGCACCGAGGACTTCCCGCTCGGCACCACCATGCTGTTCATCCAGTCGGCGGTGCCGACGGGCTGGACGCTGGTTTCGACCTGGAATGACTACGGCCTGAAGCTCAGCGCCACCACGGGCGGCGCCACCGTGGCCGGCATCGCCTACTCCACCGTCTTCGGCCTGACCGCGACCGACGCCCACACCCTCACCTTGAGCGAGATCCCGTCGCACCAGCACCAGTACACGGCCACCGCCCGCACCACCAAGGCCGGGACGACCGCCCACGCCGACTATAACGGCCACACCAACACCATCGGCACGCCGACGGCGACCTGGAGCACGGTCGGCGGCGGCGGCTCGCACGCGCACGCCATCGACATGCGCTTGCGGCACGTCACCACCGTGGTCGGGGAGCGCACGGCATGACCGGGAGCCCCTACAAAGGCTACGAGGAGCAGGCCAACGGCGCCAACAGCGGCACCTGGGGCACCGTCCTCAACGACGACGTCTTCACGCCGATGGATAGCAACCTCGGCGGCTGGGAGGAGGTGGCGCTGCTCGCCAGCAACGTGGTGCTGACCGCCGACCAAGCCACACTCTGCCTGATCCGTCTGACCGGCACGCTCGGCGCCAGCGTGCAGGTGACCTCGTCAAACGAGGGCTTCTATTTCGTCGAGAACCTGTGCGTGCTTGGCGCCTTCGCCGTCACCTGGACCAACGGCGCCGGCTCGGCCCTGACGCTCGCCACCAACCGCCGCTATCTGATCTATGCCGACAGCGGCGACGGCGCCCGCATCGTCGGCGAGGCCTCCACCACCAACCCGGAGATCGCGCCGACCGGCACGGAGATGCTGTTCGTCCAGACCGCCGTGCCGACGGGATGGACGCTGAAGGCCACCTGGGACGATTACGCCCTGCGGCTTTCGGATTCGGCGGGCGGCACCACCACCGGCTCGGTCGCCTACTCGACCCTGTTTGCCACCACCACGGCCGGGGCCCACACGCTGACCATCGCCGAGACCCCCGCGCACCAGCACACCTACGAGGCCAACTGCTCCGGCGACAACGGCCCGGCCATCCTCGTTGCCTGGTGGTGCTCCTTCGATTCCAGCGGCGACGCTCAGACGGCCTATACGACCTTTGCCGGCGGCGGCAACTCGCACTCGCATGGCCTCGACATCCGGGTGCAGACCGTCACCGCCATCGTTGGGGTGCGCCAGTAATGCCGACCACCATCAACAAAGGCTACGTGCTGCAGGATACCAACGGCAACATCGACACCTGGGGCGACGTCCTCAACGAGGACATGATCGCCGTGGTCGACCTCAACCTCGGCGGCCTCCAGCTCAAGTCGCTCGGGTCGAGCAATGTCACGCTGACGGCCGAGGAGGCCGACAACGTCATGTTCCGGCTGTCCGGGGCGCTCGGCGCCAACGTCCAGGTCACCAACCCGGCCGTCGGCTTCTACCTGGTCGAGAACATCACCACCAACGACTTCGACGTCACCATCACCAATGGCGTCGGCAGCGCCGTGACGGTGCCGCAGTCATCGCGCTGCGCGCTGTTCGCCGATACCGCCAACGGGGTGCGCCTGTTCTCCGTCGTCACGCTCACCAACCCGGACCCGATCCCAACCGGCACGCGCATGATGTTTACCTCGGCGGCGGTGCCAACGGGATGGTCGCTGGTGTCCATCAGCGACAACAGCGGGCTTTCCCTGGTCAACACCACCGGGGGGACGATCTCCGGCAGCGTTGAGTACGACACCTTGTTCGCGCGCACGGCCACCGATGGCTATACGCTGCTAACCGCCGACATCCCGGCGCATAGCCACGACATCAACTCGCTCGGCACCGCCGGCACCGGGGGCGTTGACGGCGCCGCGCATTGGAGCCACCGCTCGACCGTTGACGGCATCGCCACCGGCACCACCGACAACGTCACAGGCGGCAGCCAGGCCCACACCCACCCGCTAGATATGCGGGTCAAGACCGTGACGGTGATAACCGGCGAGAGGATCGATTGATGCAGAAGGACTTCCTGCCCGACGCGAAGATCAAGTGCCACCGCACCGGCTTTAAGGCCACCTGCCGCAAGTGCGTGGTCGACCACGGCTGCCAGCTATGGAAGCGCATGCACGGCAAGGACTACGCGACCGGCGAGGCCATCGACGTCTACGGCTGCGTCGACAAGTTCCAGGCCGATATCCAGGCCGCCGGGGTGGCGCAGTTGACGCAGAAGCTGGAGATCGTCGCGGGCGAGGTCAACGCGCTGCGCCAGGAGGTGCAGGGCAAGCAGGTGGAGGCGCTGGCGCGCACCATCGTGGACATCAACAAGACGGTGCGGGAGGCCCGCGCCCTGGGCGTCGACCCCGTCAAGATGATCGGGCCGAACTAATGCCGTTTGCCATGCTGCGGCTGAAGCCTGGGGTGAACGCGGAGGTGACCCCCTCGCAGAACGAGGCCGGTTACTCCTCCTC